CGAGTATTCTCTGATTCGCAACGTTTTATTCGAGGAGTTTATACATACTGGGATGATTTGTGTCAATACGGTCTTCTTCAAACATATTGGCAATCCTTCTGGGTGTCCCATGACTGCTGAGTTGAATTCGTTGGTCAATAATATATACATGGCTTATTTGTGGTTACAATTGGCACCAAATCACTTGCGTGATTTGAGATACTTTGCAGGTGGTGTGAGATCCTTTGTTTATGGGGATGACAATATCAATGCCGTGGTGCCAGAATATCTGAAGTTTTACAACATGATAACAGTCGCAAGTGCATTCAATGAAATCGGTTTGGAGTACACTTCACCAAATAAGGTGGATGCCCTGGTCCCTTATAAACCTATTTTGGAATGGACGTTTCTTAAAAGGGGTTTTCGTCAAACAAGTGGCATGTGGGTACCCACTCTCGATCTGGATACGATACATGAGTTGTTGAATTGGATACATAATTGTGATGATCATTGGGAAATGTTTGAAGAGAACTGTAATACAGCATTGCGGTATGCTTTTTTCCATGGGCGTGATGTCTTTGAAGACCTTCGAGAAAGAATCATATTGGCAACCCGAAAAGAAACGCATTTCGTCTCCTTGCTCACCTATGGTTATTTGAATTCATACTATGGGGAGCAACGTTGTATGCCAGTGCTAGAGTATCAAGCGCGTGGCATTGAAAAGGTTTTGGTGAAAGAGAGAGTGGTTTGTCAGAGTAATGCCGTTGAAGAGAAACGTGGACCTGGAACTGAGGAATACAACGAAACATCAGACGATGGTATCGTAACGTCAAGGCAGATTGTTAAGCAAGTGTCAGAGATTCCATTGCCCACCACCCATTCAGAGGTGGCTGAGAGACATATGGGTGAAGACGCTTGGGATTTGAATAGGATGGTTTCACGACCATGTCTTGTTGAAGTCATACCTTGGGTGGTCGCTAATGCACAAGGTACACGCTTGTTTTATGGCAATTTACCAGTTGATGTCCTTACCAATTCTGTCAATCACACTCCGTTTGACAATTTTGTTTTCTGGCGTGGAACCATCGTGCTAGAAGCACAAGTGAATGGCACACGTTTTCATACTGGGCGCGTCTTGATGTTTCACATGCCATTGGTTGACAAGGCCTCAGCCTATAATAGAACTTACAGGGCTGTTGCTGGCTTAACGTTGGCCACTTCATGTCAACACGTGTTGTTGGATCCATCAGATAGCACTATTGGTGTTTTGCGTGTACCATTTCAAAGCCCGTATGGTTACCTTAACATACGAGAAAAGGCTTTTTTTGATTTTCTTGGCTCAATACACCTTGTGGTTTTTAACCAGTTGGCGGTTGGTACCGGTACCACACCGTCTGTCAACATTTCCCTGACTGTAAAATTTGAGAATAATGAATTTAAGATACCAGCACCTTTAACCTTGTCTATCGAACGTGGCAAAGATTCTCGTAGGAAAGAGCAACGTGGTGAAAGAGAGAGGACTGAAGTTCAAGGAAACACCATCAATTATAATATGAGAGGGGTGGCTAAATCCATTATATCTGGCACAAGTGCTACGAATGATAACTTTCGTGGAGTGGCTGCTGGAAGTGAAATCCGCGTGAGTGCTTTGGATAAACCAAATTGTTCGTTGGAGCCTCCACAGATTTTAAGGGCTCCTTTTGGTTCTATGGCAAATTCAACAAACATTACACACATGGAAAGATTGGCTTTAAATCCAGGACCTTTACCATTGGTCCAACCATCAGACTTTGGTTCAGCAACAGATGAAATGGATTTCAAGTATTTGTGTGGCATATTTAATCGAACAAATAGTGTTAATTGGGATGTGTCAGCAACTTCCAATGCATTATTGTTCCAAACTCATTTGTGTCCTATACCTGATTCGATTGAAGGTTCTATGAATTTTGGTGAGACACATTATTTGCCAATGATAGACTATATGTCTTTGAAACATTCATATTGGCATGGCGCTCTGAAATATCGTATACAAATTATAGCTTCTGCTTACCATACTGGGAAACTTTTTGTCGGTGTGCATTACGGCACTGTTAACATGCCGTCTACTATAACGGGCCTAACTTCGCAATATGGAATTTATATTGATCTTGGCGACGGCAAACATGATTACGAACTTATTGTGCCTTATCAAGCTGTCACGAAATGGTTGCGTGTGCCTTGTGGTTATGTGAATGATGGCATATTGCGTGAGTATACCATGGGAAGGTTGGGAGTGCATGTCATCAATCCACTCGTTGCTTCTAGTGGTGTGGCTACAAATGTCGATATTAATATTTGGCGTGCTGGTGGTGATGATTTTGAATTGTATTATCTCGGTATAAACAATGTGACTGTTAATCCTGTCAATGTCACTTTTGGAGGCCCTGAGCGCGTTGAGGCGCAAAGCATCTTGGCACCAAGTCGAGCAAGGGTTACCAGTGATCTTGATGGTGACGTTTCGAGAAGTGTGGGCGACGTTGTGAAACGGTTTTATCGGTTATATGC